GGATGCGCTCGACAGTCTCGGCGCGCTGCTCCGCCCCGACGCGGGCGGCCCCGAGGTCCGCCGGCTCGAGGAGGCCCTCGCCGTCGAGCGGGCCCGCGTCGACCAGCTACTGGCCGTGCTCACCCGACAGGACCGGCGGGTGACGACGTGAGGTTCGCCGAGGTCATGCACTGGCGGGTGCGCTTCGCCCTGAGCCGCCGCGAGCCCGTCTATGTCACGCCGGCCGAGATGGCCGAGCTGCAGCGTCTCGTGCCCGCGTCCCCGATCTACTCGGCTGCCGTCGCCGAGGGCGGGATCGTCGGGCAGCCCCAGCTGTGGGGCGTGGACCTGGTGGTCGACGCGGTGAAGGCCCAATGGCAGTTCGACCTGTCCCGCCGCTGGCATCGCCGCGAGCACCCGTTCCCGGACCTGCCCGGCATCCGCATGGAGATCGGCCACGACCTGCTCGGCGACGCCGAGGTTGTGAAGGTCGAGCAGCGGTTCCGCGACGCGCGGAAGGTAGCGGCGATCGTCCCGATGCCCTCCGAGGCGGTCCGGGACCTCGGCCGCTTCAGCATCGCCCGCTACCTGGAGGCGGCCACGCACCGGGTGTTCTGCCCGTGGGAGTACCCGGACCGCAACCCGATGCCCTGGCTCGTGCCGTTCCCCCGGCTGGAGTGGCTCGCGCGGGCGGCCGAGGCGCTGTGGGCCCCGATCCGGGGGCTCGCCCGATGACCGCGGCACGTACCGGCTGGGTATGGGTGCCGTGCCCCTCGTGCGGCAACATCAACCGCCGGGCCCGTCGGGCCTGCAAGGGCGACTGCGGCGGCTCCGGCCGGGTGCTCAAGTCGCTGCCGACCGCCGAGGCCGAGGCGCACGACATCGTGGAGCGCGAGCTGCGCCGAGCCCAGGAGGACGACGATGGGGTGGGGTGAACCCGACTACCCGAAGCGGGGTGGCCGGGCGCCGACCGGAAACCCGCCGCCGTCCGCGCGGGTGCATGAAGCACCGCCGCCCCCGCCGCCGCGCACGCTGGGCTCGGCGTGCCGCTGCGACGCGTGCTCAGAGGCCGCGGCCGCCTACCTGGCCGCCCGTGACGGCCGGCCCCGGGTACTGCCGCCGTGGGAGGCCCGCCCGCTGCCCACGGGCTACTGGGCCCGCCTGTGGGCCGCCCTGCGAGGCCGATGATGGCCGGCTGCCTGACCTGCCGGTACTCCCAGGTCGACCACGCCCCCGACGAGGGCTACGACGACGGGCCGCTGATGCGCTGCCACCGATACCCGCCGCAGGTGTTCGCTCTCGGCGACGAGGCCGCGCAGACATGGCCGAACGTCGGTCCCGACGACTGGTGCGGCGAGCACCGCCCTGAGCGGCGCCCGGGCACCGTCGAGGTGCAGATCCACCACGGGCCGTTCCCGCCGTCACCCCACTCGCGCCTCGGCCCTCACCCGGGCGACGGCCCCTTGGCGTACTGATGGAGGCCGTCCGCGACCGCGTCCAGCGGATCTACTCACCCCGAGGCGCCTGCCTGGACCTGCTCGAGGCCCGTGACCCCGAGGTTCTGCTCTCCGGCCCGGCCGGCACCGGCAAGTCCCGGGCCTGCCTGGAGAAGCTCCACCACTGCGCGGTCGCCAACCCAGGGATGCGGGCCCTGATCGTCCGCAAGACCGCCTCTTCGCTCACCACGTCGGCGCTCGTGACCTGGGAGAAGCAGGTCATCCGCGAGCCGCTCGAGGCCGGCTCCGTCACGTCGTTCGGGGGCAGCACCCGCGAGCCGCCCGGCTACCGGTACACGAACGGCTCCATGGTCGCGATCGGCGGCATGGACCGGCCGACCAAGGTGATGTCGACCGAGTACGACCTGGCGTACGCCCAGGAGGCCATCGAGCTGACGACCGACGACTGGGAGGCGATCTCGTCGCGGCTCCGCCACGGCGTGCTCACCTTCCAGCAGCTCCTCGCCGACACGAACCCGTCGGCCGACACGCACTGGCTGTACCAGCGGTGCCTGACCGGCGCGACCCGGCTCATCGAGTCCCGGCACGAGGACAACCCCGTCCTGTTCGACGCCGACGGCCGGCTCACCGAGCGGGGCCGCAACTACATCGCCCGGCTCGACCGGCTGACCGGCGTCCGGCACGCCCGGCTCCGTCTCGGCCGCTGGGTCGCCGCCGAGGGCGTCATCTACGAGGCCTTCGAGCGGGGCGTCCACGTCGTCCCCCGCTTCCCGATCCCCGACAGCTGGACCCGCTGGTGGTCCGTCGACTTCGGGTTCACGAACCCGTTCGTGCTCCAGTGCTGGGCGGAGGACCCCGACGGCCGCCTCTTCCTGTACCGCGAGCTGTACCGGACCCGCCGGCTCGTGGAGGACCACGCCCGCGACATTCTCGCGATCGTCGCCCCCGAGGGCCGCTGGCGCGAGCCGAAGCCTCGGGCGGTGATCTGCGACCACGACGCCGAGGACCGCGCCACCCTCCAGCGGCATCTCGGCATGTCGACCGTCGCGGCCCGCAAGGGCGTCTCCGACGGCATTCAGGCCGTGCAGGCCCGCTGGCGTGTCCAGGAGGACGGCCGGGCCCGCCTCTACCTGCTTGACGGCGCGCTGGTGGAACCCGACCAGGACCTGATCGACGCGCTCCTGCCCACGTCGACGGCCGCGGAGATACCCGGCTACTCGTGGGAGCCGCCCAGGCTCGGCCGAGGCCCGAAGGAGGCGCCGCGCAAGGAGAACGACCACGGCTGCGACGCCCTCCGCTACATGGTCGCCCAGCGCGACCTGGGCGGCAGGCCGAGAGTACGGTTCATGTGATGCCCAAGCGCCGAGGCCCGTCTCTCCTCACAGCGTTCCGCCGCTACCGGCAGGCACGCCGGAAGCTCGAGGGGCTCCGCCGCGAGCACCCGAACGCGCTGCCCCCTACAACCCGACAACGGAAGGACACCCCCCGATGACCACCACCCGAGTGCGTAGGGTTCTCGCCCTGCTCATCCTCGCCGTCGGAGCGGTCGCCGGCCTCGCGCCCGCTGCGACCGCCGATCCCGGCACGGCGGACCTGGCCGAGCACGGCGCCTGGCTCGAGGCAAACCCGGCGATCGCCGAGGCGATGGCAAACCCGGTGATGCCCGAGCTGCCCGCCAAGGCCGCCCAAGTCGCCCGCCCCACCCACTACACCGTCACGGCACTGCCCTACGACGTGTGCGCCTGGACCGGGGTGCGTGACGGCGTGCTCGGCAACGGGCTCGGCACCCGCCTAGAGGCGTATTACAACTTCTGGTACGTCGATCACTACTGGGTGTACTGCCGGATGCGGATCTCCTTCGAGGACGCGCACTGTTGGATCGTGAGCCGCCACGACGGGTACACGCTCCACCTGGGCCCCTGCTGACGGGTTACCCTGCGGTTATGCGCAAGACCATCGTCTCATTCATCGCCGCAACCGCCCTTCTCGTCGCCGCTGCCGGCGCCGCCGGGGCCAACCCGGACGCTCCCACGAACGGGGGCAGCGCCAACGGTGGCGGGGCCTCCGGCCAGTGCACGGGCGCCAACGCCGACCGGCCCGCCTCCTGCCACAACGGCAAGGGCGCCGGCAACTGACGCCCGCGCACGTCGCCCTCTGATCGCTCGCAGCCCTGGCGCCGACGACCACCGGTACCGGGGCTGCAGCGCGTCCGGGCCCTTCCCCGCCCTGCCGATAGCGTGCTATCGTGCGGGTCTATGGCAAGCACTCTCACCACCACCGAGCCGTCGCCCGAGGCGATGGCCACCGCCTACGACCAGGCCGCGGCGGCCCTCTACCTGCGCCGTGTCCGCCTCGGCGTCGCCGTGTCGCTCGTGCTCTCATCCGTGTTCGGCCCCACGGACCCGTTCTGATGCCCTCGGTGCGTGTGCTCCCCGACTACCGGTGCCCGATCTGCGGCACCGTGTTCCGGCCCCTCTGGCGCGGGTCGCGCTACTGCTCCACTGGCTGTGCCGCACAGGCCACCGGGCAGCTCCACGCCGTGCGTGCAGTGACTGCCGACGCGCGGGCGATCGCCTACTACACGGGCGCCGCTGACAGGCGCTACGGCCGGCCCCCACGCGTCTCCGCCGACGCGCTTGGCCTGATCGCCGATCGGTACCGGGCCGGCTACCAAGCGGTGACCCCGCGATGACCGTCCCCCTCGTCGCCGCTGCAGTCGCGGGCGCCGCGCTGGTCCTGACTGCGACCTATCTGCTGGAGGTCCTCTCGTGACCCTCCACAACCCGAACCCGTGCGAGTCGCCAGGGTGCACCACCCGGGGCTCGCAGGTCCTCATCACCATGGGCGGCCCCCGCTGGCTGTGCGGCCAGTGCTACGAGTACGCCCTCGCCGTCCCGGCCGAGCGGCGCCGCTGGCGGCCCTTCACCTGG